GAAGAAGTGATTACAACGGTAACAACCTCCTCGGTATTAACCACCTCGGTCTCCTTGACCTCTCCATTGCGGTTGGTGACGACAATCTTTGTTCCCTCCAAGGTGACATTGCACTTCTCAGCCCCAGCAGTTGCAACTTCGCACTTTCTGATTGCCTCGTTGGTGTTGTCAGCTGCGGTGTTGGCAGCAGTGATTGATTGAGAGAGGGCTGTTGTGTCTATTTGGTCTAGCTTATACTTATCACCACCAGACATAACTCCATCTCTGTAAACCCACCGACCAGCAGGTTTGGAGCGTGTAGTTATATCTGGCTCTATGGGAAACAGATATTCGTATTTTGCCGAAGCTAGCGGAATAACAGCTTCCTCCGTATTTCCGTCAGCCAATGTATAGATAACCCTACAGCCTTCTGCTTGGCTAAATTTCATAGAGGAAACTACCTCTCCCTTCTTGGCATATTCCTTCAAGTCAAACGTAGGCACAAAGTCACCAAGTTTCTCCCACTTGGTAGAATCATACTCACCATCAACATCACCTGTGTAGATAAACTCATCATAGGTATCTTGCTCACCTTCCTTAGTGTTCTTGATAAGGTAGATGTGCTTCTTGATGTCCGTGGTAGGAAGTTCTTGCACAGGCTCAAAGAAGGTCATGTCAAGATTGCCAAGTTGAGCAAGAGGAACAAAGCCCTTGCCATCCAAAGAGGCAATACCATTAGGTCTTCCCTTTGTTGCTTCCAGTTCACCAACCTTTCTCTCTATCTGATTCTTCACTCCTCGCAACACTCGAAGGAGTCCAGACTTATCTAAATAATTTGCCATATCCTTTTATCCTATTACAGTTTGAAATACTTGTTGAAATAATCCGTCGATGTCAGAGTCAGTCATAGCAAGACCAACAGAACCATCGTTGACAAGCAAGCCTATGTTGGAGCGGTCTGTGGTCTTGTAGCCTTTGGATGATACTTTACCATCTGGAAAAGAGACCTCTCCATTTTGAAAATCGGCAAGTATTCTGTGATAAGGTTCCTCGCTGCCATCAACTTCTATTGTCTTTAATATAATTTCGTCAGAATTACTAAGAGATATGACTGCACCAAGCTGAACGTCATTTTGAAAAATATCTCTTACGCCGCTTATAGTATTTCCGTTAAGAAACAAATGCCCCTTCATAGAATTTGTTCCATCAAGCCTCAGATACTCATTTTTGAGTTTATCCCAAACAGCCTGAGCAATCTGATTAATCTCTATCTTATCCGTGGTACTAATCTTTTCATCAAGAGACTCTTTAACGGATTTACCAGACTCCTCGTCCTTGATATACCTCGAATATGTCAGAGTCTCGTCTTTGCGTCCGCTAACAAGAATGCTATTGTACTTTTTATTTTCTGCCATATTATTCTTTAAGTTTAATTTGATATTCATTGTCGTCACCAGCTACAAGTTCGTCTGACCAATAGTAGTAGAGGTCGCCCAACTTGTTGGTGTTCAAAGAAGCTTCGAAACCACATTGACTAAAGATAAGTGGCTGGCGGCTTGCGAACCAGATGTATGGCTTTTCTTCTGTTGTCGCAATGGTTAGAGTTTGACCGACAAGCGTACCTTCGTACATTGTGAGGTCTGACATGTTCAACTCGCCCATATTCTTGGCTGATGATGCGCCATAATAGCTTGCCTTTACAGTTCCGCTTGCTGTGATGGTAACATAACCTGATACGGCTGGAATGAATACTCTATGAGTAGTACTATCGTAATACTCGTCAGTAACATCTTTGCCATCCATAATAATTTTTACCTGACCGATACTGAAGCCTTCTATAGGTATGAACTCAGCTTCCAGTTTCTTCCCGTTGCTGATAGTACCGTTAACCACATAGTTCTCTTGGTTATCCGCCATTTGAGTTTCGCCATTGATGGTGTAGCTGAACTTGACGTTGTCAACGATGAACGATACTGGGCAAGTTGACTGATTGCTGGTCACGATGTAGTAGCGAAGATTGAATAAGCCAGTATGCTCACCTTCTGTAACACCGATAGGAACATTACTCATAGAGTTGTGTTCTACGATTCTCAGAAGATTACGCTCTATGCTGACCATTTCACTATCTTCATACTTCCATGATACCCTGACATTGTAATTACCGCAATCAAGGAAAGAAGGAATGTCACATATCAACACATTTCCTTGGATTCCTGCTACTTGTACTGGAACGGAAATCGTGTTACAGAAACAGCCTGACAACTCAACCTTGATGTCGGTAGCCTGACTCATATCGAAGTCAACGAGTCGCTGAAACTCTCTCGATACATCCATCTTCCGCACCAAGATGTGTAGTTTGAAACTATTTCCTTGTACTATTTTATAAATCATATTTTGATACACATTATTAATAATAGGCAAAGATAGGCAGAATATACTCTACCTATCTCTTATCCGTTAACTTCTAAATCAAGCCTTTCCATCTGAGGAACTTACGCTTGCGGCTCGCCTTGCCCTTCTTGCTCTTGCAGTTGGTATGATAGACACAATCTCTGAACAGGTCTCTGACCTTCATGTCGTTGTCAACCAGTTTTGTTCTCTTGAATGTCTCGAAGAGTGAGCGGTTCATGATTATGAGGTTGCCCTTCTGTGTAGGAAGAACATAGAAGATTTCTCCATCGTTCTTCTTGGATGCGTAGTCTGCCTTAGCCGTAGCTTGGCGGTACATGATTTCGCACTTGATGCGCTTGAAAATTTTTGTTACTTTCATAATCGTAATTATTTAGTTTGAACTATATGATGGTTGCTGCCGAAACAGAAACCTTTCTTGTCATTACTCTTGTCTTATACTCTATCATCTTAGGCATTTCCATTTCATTGAAACAGATGTGGAGTCCGATGGCTCTGGTCATGAGCAAATCATCGTGCTTTCCGTCTGCTGCCTCATATACGGTTCCGTTCTTCTCGTAGGTGAGATATTCATCTAAGCATCTATCGTCTCGCTCTACATAGAGTTGCTCACGGATAACCTGAACCAATACTGAGATAACCATTGGCTTGGTTGCCACGTTGGTATGGAATCCGTACTTCACTGGAACCTTATTCTTGATGTCTGATTCGCTCTGCTTGCGTGCGTAGAGGTTGTCGTATGCGTCCTTGATTTGATTCAGGATAAACTCAGACTGGTCACCACCTTCCAAGATATGCTCCTTGTCTTTCGTCTCCAAGGTGTTGGATTCAATAACCAATAGAGCATCGTTGTAGTATTTGGCTATCTGAGCAGCCTTCCATGCCAGCAAGTCCATATCAATATGCCCATACCATTGTGCTACCACATACGGCTTGCCGCCTTCCATCATCCAATATCGGTCGAAGACACAGATAACAGACCAGTCGGCATTCTTGCTACGTCCACCAATATCCACTACAACCAGATAGCGGTTGGTTACCTTACAATCATCAAAAGTCTCTGGCTTGCTCCATATCCACAACTGACCTTGCTTGTCTTCACAGAATCGCACATTCTGCATACACTTCTTGCCCTTATATCCGTCACCATATACATCACCGATGAACTTAGGTGCTCGGCATCCTTTTCTGAACTTGTCAACCTTGTCTTCGGCAAACACCTTGGCTCCTGAATGCTTGAAAGCTTCAATATCATCAGTAGGGTAGCCAGCAGCCATATCGGCATGGTCGGTGAACTTCTTGCGCTCGGCAATATACCAGTTGATGGCTTCAAGTGGAGCACCAAGATTCCATAGTTTCCAAAGATAGGTGCCTGGCTCTTCTCGGTCGGACATCGTGTTGGTATTATTGCGGTTCTCGTATAGCCATTTGGCAAACTCTACCTTCTGTTTCTTGCTTTCAAATTCAAGATGATACATATCGTATATCTCGTACCAAGGAACAAAGAATGGCTCAAACTGAGATTCTCCCTTGACTGCTGCAAGCCACTCCTTGTGGAAGAAGTTGCCAGTACCATTGGCGGTGGATTCATAGGCAATCATCGTGTATGGTCGGTACAAGATACCATTGGTAGCATTCTGCACCACCTCCTCAGGAGACTTTCCGTCCGTCTTTTTCCACAATCCAACCTCGGAAAGGTGAACCAAGTTGTAATCTTCACCATTGGCTGATAGCGGTCGCTCCATGGAACCCACCTTAATCTTGCAGAATCGCTGAGGAACCTTCTTGACGTTTCCTGATGTTCCGACACCCACAAACTTCGGCTCGTTCTCAGAGAACGCTTCTCCCATTTCGTAGAGGAACTTGGTGGGAAAGTTTTTCAGAGCTTCCTCGAACATTCCTCGGATGGTTTCTGCCGTGTCCTTGACCTGAGCCACGATTAGTGAGTTGAGACCCTTCTGCCACATGAGTTGCAGCCAGAGGAAGTACATCTGAATGACCGTAGAACCTCCCCATTGTCGGGCTTTCAGCAGGATAAGTCGGATTGGGCGATTCTTCTTTCTTCGCTCCTCCAGCCATCTGAGAAGTCTTCTCTGCGGTCTTCTCAGTACAAAACGGAAGGGGAGACCTCCACCTTTCGGTTTGATATAGATGAATGTGGCAAAGAAGAAGAAAGGGTCGTGCTTCATTCTGATGCGAGTGAACTGCTCCACCAGTTGCTCCATTTCTTCCTCTAGGTTGTACGGCTCGTCTATATCCTTGTGCAGTTCCTCGATTACCGCCTTGCAGCTACCCAACTCGATGAGCATCTTGACGAGCGGAATCTTCTTCATCGAAACTGGAAGCTGCTGCTTCTGAATCGGGAAATCAGGAAGGAAGAGAAGGAATCGCTTGTCTCCACAACCTTCACCCTTGATGGGATTGAATGGTGTGTTGATCTCCTTGATGCGTTTCTCGTTCTCTTTCAGGATGCCCAGTACGTGTTTGTCGAGTGCATCAGTCAGTTTGGCGGTTACTTGTCTTGGCATAGCGGTGCATTTAGATAACCCCACAACAGACCAAGTACATAGCAATAGATGTGGACTCCAACCGCCATGCAAGGGAAAAAGATTCCAACACAGATATATAGGAGAATGGTGAGATTGTATCTTACCTTATTCTCCACGTAGGGGGCGATAAAGCCCATGTAAGCATATATAAATCCGCTGAGACCGATGATTGGTGCGGATGATGCAAAAGGATAGCTTACGGCTATGATATAGAAAGCTACCATGTGACCGATACCGCAAGGGATTGCTCGGTAACATTGGTGAAACACATAGAGGTTGATGGCTGCATGAAAGATGTTCTGATGGAAGAAAGGGTAGCTTAGTCGGTTCTGAATAGAGCAACCTTCAAAGAGACCCATGCCATCATATCCTATGAGCGTGATACATATTATTATAATGTACCCTGCATAAAGCGCAATCTTCTCTGACGAAGTTCGTAGCATCTTTTCTTCTCCTCCTTCCTCACCCGATGAAGTATGACGTGCATGGATTTTGGAGTGAGATAGAAACTCGGTGCTTCCTGATTGCACACATGCCAAATGGCATCCATCTTGGTGAGAGAAGGATGCTCCTTGGAATAAATCTTGTATCTTCGGAAAATCTCCTGAAACATTGCTCTTTTCTGTGGATTCATGCTGCTGATGGATTTACCATTGAGCATATTGAGAATGACATTGTATGCTCGGTCGGAAGAAACCCAAAAACGTTTGCTTGGAGATTGCAATAGTCTTCGCTCAATCTCCAAGATGCCTATATTGTCTCTTACTGATATAATCTTCTTGTAAGCCCTCAATATGTCAGCGTCACGTTCCTTTGTAAAGTCACATCGTGAGCCTTTATGTTTCATATATATAAGGCAAAGATACACAAATGTATTGAAATAACCAAATTAATTGGATACAATTAAGTATAGTTAACGGATAAGATTAATAATAAGTTGAAAAGCGTTATTTTTGTGCATTGATTTATAAATTTATACATATATATATGAACAAAAATATAAATACAGAGCAGAATGCTGGTGCTGCTAAACAACAAGATACAAAGACCAAGAGAGACTTGGCTTTGGAACGCTTGAAGACCAGACATCCCGACACCGAGTATGCAGACGATGAGTCTATCTATGGAGCCATCAATGACGATTATGATGCCGACCAGAAGGCTTTGCAGGGTTACAAGGATAACGAGAAGGCTATGGGCGATTGGCTGGGTAGTGACCCTGAGGCGGCTACCTTCCTTCAGGCGATGAAGGCTGGCAAGAGTCCTTACGCTGAGTTGATTCGCACGCATGGCGAGGATGCCATTGATTACTATTCAGACCCTGACAATGCGGACGAGATTGCATCGGCTCAGTCTGAGTTCTTGCAGAATGCTGCCAACGGCAAGAAATTGCAGGAGGAGTATGACAAGAATATGCCATCCAGCTATGAAGTCTTCGACAAATTGGAAGAGAAGTATGGCGAGGAAGCGGTGAACAATGCTATTGACCAATGCTTTCAGACTATGCGCAATGTGGTGACGGGCAAGTTTACAGAGGAAATGATTACTGCGTTCATCAAGGCTAAGAACCATGATACCGATGTGGCTGATGCTGCCCATGAGGGTGAAGTTCGTGGCAAGAACAGCAAGCACGTCAAGAACTTGGAGCTTCGCAAGAAGGGTGATGGTACTGCTGACCTTGATTCTGCCAATGCAGAAACTAAGCAGACAGATAATCAGCCTGACCTTGGTGCGCTTGGTAGGGCTTCACGTAGGGGTAACATTTGGGAACGTGGAAACGAGAAGAGAACACACATTCGATAATTCGACAAGGTGAAAAGATAATATATAATGTTTAATTAATATTCAGAATAACAATGAAGAAAAGTACATTTAATCGGCTGCTTTCCATTTTTCTGATGGTTATGGCAGTTATTTTTGGAGTGAATGGTAATGTGGTCATGGCTGAGGCTGCTCTGCCTGATGGCGGTACTACCGAGAGTGGTCATGCTGCTGAGGCTGGCGGTGCTACCGCTGCCGATGATCCTGGTAATGGTGGTGCGGCTCGTCAGGATGATGGTATTGCCACCGAAACCAAGGGTCGTGAAGCTTATAACGAGAAAGGTACGGAGTTCTATGAGAACGACATCAACGACAAGATTACCAAGATTCGTCCGATGGCTACTCCTGTTGACCAGATTTCACGCTATGCGACAACCAAGTCTGCAAGTTCGTTTGTGGTAGAATACTGGAGTATCGGCACTCGTCCTATCAAGACAACTGTCAAGGAGGACACCGTGAAGAGTACTGGTACATCTATGGTGTTGAAGGTGGAAGACCCTGAAATGTTCACACTGGATGATACTATCCGAGTGGTAGATGTGAAGGCAATTACCAACTATAAGGGTGTTGCTTATTCAACTATTAAAGATGCTCCTACTCCTGATTTGGAACTTTGTGTTTGCGGCAAGGATAATGAGGGTTATCCTATTGTGTTTGCAGTAAATGGTGAATTGGTCAACAAGCAGGCTATCGGCATTCCAGCCTTGAAGAAGGGTCAGGTGCTTATCCGTATGGCGAAGAGTTGCGGCGAGTTGGATGTTCAGACTGGTCGTTTCAACAACCTTCCTGATTCTGAGACTCAGTTCTGTCAGAACTTTATGATTCAGATTGAGGAGAGTACCTTCAACAAGATTGCGGCTAAGCGAGTGGATTGGGACTTCTCAGACATAGAAGAGGATAGTATTTACGATATGCGCCTTGCCATGGAGGGTACTTACCTCTTCGGTGATATGGCTTGTATTAAGCATACTACCAAGAACAACTCTGCTCAGTGGTTTACCAAGGGTATCTGGTGGATGGCTGGTAAGGATATTGAAGTTGGTCATGTTGCAACTGCTGATGATATGAAGAAGGGTTACAACAAGAATGAGCGAGTTATCACAGATTTGGAGTTGGTTGACATTTCCAAGGACTTGTTTGTTGGCACTGGTATCGGCAACAAGCGCAAGGTGATTATCGCTGGTTCTGACTTCGTGAGTGCATTCAGCAAGATTGATTCTGACAAGTTCCGCTTGAAGGACACCGTAGAGGTTTGGAACTTGAAGTTCAAGAGTTGGGAGACCGACTTTGGTGAGGTTCTGATGATTCACTCTGAGTTGTTTGACATCTTCGGTATGAGCGACTGTGGCTTTGCTCTTGACCCTGAGTTCTTGGTTAAGCGAGTACACTTGTCTTGGACTCGTAACGTACTCGATTTGAAGAAGGCTGGTATTCGCAACACCGATGCTGTAGTCATTCAGGAGGTTGCTTGTCTGTACTTGAAGTACCCTAAGGCACACGCTCGTATGCGCCTTGCTGCGGTTCCTGCAACAGATGGTATGGCTGAGACGGGAGAGACCAAGGCTGCTGCCTAACAGCAAGTAGAATTGCAAATTTATTCATCAAATAGTGAGGGGTGTGGGCACTAGCCCCATCCCTTTTTTAGTAACACATATATATAATAAGGTATAATCATGTTTAATAAATATCAAGCTGGTACAGATTTAGCATTCAGCGTTATGGTAGGTGATGAGAGAATGCGTATTGTCTTTGAGGGTAAAACGATGGGCTGCAGTGTCTATATGACAAGAGACCCAAAGGTACAGAAGGCTATCGAGTCTCATTATTGGTTCAACGACAAGTTCTTCTTGGCGGAGAGTATTGACGAGAAGAAGGAAGCTGCTGAGGCAAAGAAGAAGGCCGCTGCCAAGGCAAAGAAGAAAGTGGCTGACGAGAAGAAGACACACGTAGTGACAGACGTTGAGGATGCCAAGGACTATCTGGCTGAGACCTATGGTGTGAGCCGTTCAAAGATGAAGACCAAGGAAGACATCTTGGCTATTGCAAATGAAAAGGGTGTTGAATTAGAGGGCTTAGAGTAATGGTAGAATATGCTGTATCTGATTTAGTGAAAGAGGTGAAGGTGCTCTTGGATAGAAACCAAGAGTCTGCTGGCTTGCTGGCTCCTAGCGATTCTGATACACTCTCGCAAGCAGAACTTATTGAGAGTAAAATCGTAGATGCAGCAAGAATCATTCTTTCGGATGCTCCTGAGGATATGGTGGAAGGTACTTCGTGTGCGAATGATGTAACGTGGGCGGATAGCAACGGCTATTACGTGGGTAATATGGTTTTGCCTACCGATATGCTGAGAATCCTTTCTGTGAAGGCAGAAGGCTGGAACCGTCCTGCCGAAATCATTTCAGAGAGTGATGATGCCTACAAGTATCAGAACTGCAAATATGGAGTCAGGGGAAATCCTGAGCGACCGATTGCGGCTATCGTGCATACGGCTAACGGCAAGAGTATCGAACTATATACTAGTAAAAAGCAGGATGCTACATTGACATTCATCTACGTTCAGGTTCCATCTATCACTGACGAACAGAAAATAAGTTTGCCTTCCGTCCTGAAAGATTCTATTCTTTACATGGCTGGCTATCTGACGTGCATCAGCCTTGGAGATACAGATACTGCAAGCGGATTCCTCGGTGTAGCGAGAAAGTTGGCACATATTGTTGAACCTACGGAAACATCATAAACTATGGCGAAGAAGAAAGAAGAAACCAAACTGCTATCGTTGAGCAGGGTGCTTGACAAGGAAGAACTGGATAGCGTGAAGGCATCCAAGAACCGATTTGACAAGCCTTATGAGCGTGCCTTCTCTATCTTGCTGGAGGCTCAGCGATATTACAATAACATGGATAACTTCCGAAAGCGAAGACAGAGAAACAAGCGATATTGCTATGGAGACCAGTGGGGAGATACCATTGAGTTCAAAAGCAAGTGTGGCTTTAAAAAGCGTATCAAGGAGGAAGACTATATCCGTGAGCAGGGTAGCGAACCATTGAAGAACAACCTTATCCGTAGATTGGTGAAGAATGTACTGGGTGTATATCGCTCACAGAGCAAGGAACCTACGTGCAATGCTAGAGATAAGGATGAGAAACGATATGGTGAGACCATGAGCGTGGTGCTGCAATGTAACCGACAACTGAACCGAGAGACGGAACTGGATGCACGAACCATGGAAGAGTTCCTGATAAGCGGTGCTGCTATCTATAAGAAAAAGTATGGATGGCGAAGAGGTAGGTTGGATTGCTGGACGGACTACGTGAACCCGAACAATTTCTTCATAGACAACAATATGAGGGATTTCCGTGGTTGGGACGTGAGTTGCTTGGGTGAGGTGCATGACATTACCATCGGCAACGTACTGAGAGAGTTTGCCAAGTCTCCTGCTGAGGCTCGTAAGTTGAAGGAGATATACCGGTTGGCGGCTAACCGAGATTTCGTGATTGCAGACTGCACTCAGCGATTCGGTGAGTTCGACCCTAAGACCATCGACTTTATGAATCCTGCCAACCCTTCGCTCTGCCGAGTGATTGAGGTCTGGCGCAAGGAGAGTAAACCGAGATACCGATGTCATGACTACAACAATGGTGACGATTTCAAGATTGATATTGAGGATAAGGCTGATATTGTAGATGCAGAGAACAAAGACAGAATCAGGCGAGGAATGGCTGCTGGCATGCTGGAAGAGGATATTCCTCTGATTGATGCCGAGTGGTTTATGGATGATTACTGGCATTTTTACTACCTTTCTCCATTTGGTGATATTCTGAGAGAAGGCGAGACCCCTTATGCTCATGGTGAGCATCCATACTGCTTTAAGTTCTATCCGTTTATTGATGGCGAGATTCACAGCTTCGTGGAAGATGTGATTGACCAGCAGAGATACGTGAACCGACTTATCACGATGTACGACTTCATTATGCGTGCAAGTGCAAAGGGTGTGCTTCTCTGTCCTGAGGATTGTCTGCCTGATGATATGAGTTGGGATGATTTCTGTGATGAGTGGAGTAGGTTCAATGGTGTGGTGAGATACAAGCCGAACAAGAGCGGTCAGGTTCCTCAGCAAGTAGCCAATAACTCTACGAATATCGGTATCGGTGATTTGCTCAGTTATCAGTTGAAGTTCTTTGAGGATATATCGGGAGTGAATGGTGCGCTGCAAGGCAAACCAGGAGTGTCGGGTACGAGTGGTTCGCTCTATGCTCAGCAGACTCAGAATGCTACCATGTCGCTGCTTGATATTTTGGAGACTTTCAGCCAGTTTATCATTGATGGTGCATACAAGACCGTGAAGAATATGCAGCAGTACTACGATGTGGCTCGCAACTTCAATATCGTGGGTAGGGCAGGACAGATTGTGCGCTATGACCCTAAGAAGATTAGAGACGTGGAGTTTGACATCAATATAACGGAAAGTACGGCTACTCCTGTTTATAGACAGATGGCAAATGAGTTCCTTATGACCTTGTGGCAGAATCAGGCTATCACGCTGGAGCAGTTGCTGCAAGTAGGAGATTTCCCATTCGGCGAGGAGTTGCTGCAATCGGTTGCATCCAACCAGCAAGCCATTCAGAATGGTGAGACTCCACAAGGATTCTCTCCTCAGTTGCAAGCACAAGTGGATCAGGCATCACAGAGCAATCCAAAGGCTCAGGCGATGTTGCAGCAGATGATGAGCGGTCAGGGGGTGAGTCCTGACGGACAGACCCCACCGCTTGCTGCTTAATTTAGTTATTAATTTAATAAATAATAGTATGATTGCAGATAAACCAAGCGACAAGGAATGGTATGGCAACGGAAAACCCGATACCAGCCAAGGTAGCAATCCCAATAATGGTATAGCTACGGAGACTAAAGGTAGGGAAGATAAGCCCGAACTTTACGAGAATGATGTACTCGGCAAGGTGTCGAAACGCAAGAAAAACGACATCTGGGCGAGGGGCAAAGAGAAACGAACCAAATATAAGGACGAATAAAGAAAGGAGGTGTTTTTTATCGTAACTGTATTTGTCTGATACTCAGATAGCTACAGGAATATTTACGAGTTTATGGTGCTGCGTTGAAGATATTCTTATCTTTGCAGCATCATAAACTTTTAAATTTTATAGATATGAATTTCGTAGAGTTTGTCGAAGAGTATCAGAAGGATATGACTCCTGAACAGATGTTGAGTATAGCTAAGGCTATCGGTAAGTATCTCTCGTACAGGTTGAGCGATGTAGAGGTGCATCATCTATGTGCGATGGTGCATGGTGTTTTGAGTGAAGAACATTTTGACAAGTACTTTGCTGATGATGCTATCAGTAAGATGTGGTATGAGGATGCTGATGGGACAAAGCACATGGCTCCTTTCTTTACGGACGAAGAAATAAAGGAGATTTTCGATAAACATAAGGATGATATATCAGACTATACCATCCATGACTTGTCGGTAACTATGAATTTACTGAGGAGTGACCATCATGTTCTGCTGGAGCGATATAGTGGGGATGCAGAGGAGTTGAAGGAAATGGTAGTGTTGATGGCGATAGAATACCTTCAAGACCCAGACTGTTTGCATCCAACGAGCAAGATATGGCATAACATTAACGGATAAGATGATGAATTGAAAGGCATAACTTATCTTTGCGTATTATTAATATTTTAAAAAAGATAAGTTATGTCTCCAAACGTGCGTGAAGGATTGCAATATAGTGCAGCTATAGGAATGCTTTTGAGCGGTGTTGTACTCACATTCCTATCATTCTTCCTCAACAATTATGTAGTGTCGGATGGTGTACTTTGGTACGTCAGCCAGACTTTGGTTTACTCTGGAGCGATATTCGGGGTAAACGTTTATTTCAAAACAAAATTAGGCAACTTTGAAAGCAGGCTCAAAGGCGAACTTGCGAGTATAATGAAACAGGTAAAGGAGGGTAAGTAATGAAGGTAACAAGAGAACAGATTTTGGCGATTATGCCGAATGCAAATGATAAGGTGGACGCTTTTCTTCCTTATATCAATGGCTATGCAGATACGTATAAGATTACGAACCCTAAGCGCATGGCGCATTTCTTGGCTCAGATAGCGCATGAGAGCGACGAATTGAGATACACCAAGGAATTGGGCAATAGAAACTATTTCCACAAGTATGATGTGGGTAAGTTGAAGAATATGCTAGGTAACCTGAAAGATGGTGACGGTTACAAGTATCGTGGAAGAGGCTTGATTATGATTACTGGCAGGGGGAACTATCAGGAATTACAGAATAGTAATGAAGTGCCTGACGATATTATGGAGCATCCTGAGTTGCTGGAGCAGCCTAGGTATGCCACCAAGAGTGGCATGTGGTGGTGGTGGAAGCACGACCTGAACAAACTGGCTGATAGTGATAGTTTCGTGGCTATCACAAAGGCGATCAATGGTGGAACTAACGGCTTGAAATCAAGACGAAAGTACTTGAAGAGGGCATTGGTAGCATTCAAAGTGTAGGCTTATGAAGAAGTGGTACGATACTGATTTCTGGCAACTCCTGATATATGTTTTTGGTATGTTGCTGATAGCTTTTCTTCTGTCGGGATGCAAGACAAAATACGTCCCGATGGAAAAAGTTATATGTCGGGACGTAGTAAAACACGATACGCTGCATACTTCTGACAGCGTTTTCGTACGTGATTCAATCTTCCTCAGACAGAAGGGAGATACTTGCTTTCTTGACCGATGGCATGAGAAGACCGTCTATAAGAATGTGTATAAGGTGAAGGTGGATTCCTTCTTGAAAAGAGATTCTATCCCAGTACCCTATCCAGTGGAAAAACAACTCTCAAAGTGGGAGCGGATTCAGTTGAAGTATGCAGTGTGGTCGTTTGGCGCACTCTGTATGCTGCTCATCATATTAGGTTATAAACTCTATAAAAAGATAAAGAATGGCAGATTTCACATTGACAATCAAGAAAAATGACATCTATGAAGAGGTGGCAAAGACTACTGCCTACATAGGCAAGAAGACAACCGTAGAGGATGGCAAATCGGCTTTCGACCAGATATTCGTGACGGAAGCAGACTTGGCAATGATAGAGCGGTTCTTCAACGAGTCGTTAGATGCACTAAGAAACGTTCTGAAACGATTTATCTCAGGTGGCTCAGGAGTAGATGGGACCATCAACTGGGAACTCGATATGCCCAGCAGATTCGATGGCAACCTACTCAGTTCCATCAACTCGTCAGCCAAATCGTTCTTGGTAAACAGCATTATCGGAAAATGGTGCGAGATTGCCGCAAACGACAAGGCAAAGGAATATGCAGATAACGCTGCTGCATTATTGCTCGACATTAAGGATAAAGCGTTCTACAAAAAGAAACCGACACGAACAAAAATATCATAGTATGGCAAGAAAGAGTTTAACGATTACGTTGTATATGAGTGAACTCATTTACGACTTTCAGAATAAGGCGTTCCTTACAGGACGCAGTAGAAGAGCTGCCAGTATGGATGCTGAGGCGGCAAGTAATATCCAGGCGAGCGATGATGAAGAAGACAAGAATCAGGCATTGCGTAGCATTCAGAATGCGTACAGTCAACTGCTTGTTGAGTTGAGCGAGTCAGTTCAAACAGACACAGGTACTACTGCGTCTAACGAGTTGATAAGTTGCGATACCAATATCACCATCAACCTCTCCCTTCCATCAAACTATCCGCTCGCCTTGAAGGATGCGCTTACCAGTTCCATCCATGACTACATTATCAACAAGGCTTTGATGGACTGGTTTATCATTACCAACCCCAACGAGTCGAAGACTTATTCAGAACTGTCGATAGCTGCTATCAAGAATCTGCATGAGACCTTTAACAGACGTGAGAGGCCCAGTAGGAAAGCTCCCAACATATAAGGAAGGAGGTCATCATGAAAGAATGCAGAGTATGCAACCTTGGGTACAAGGTGATGATAGAGCTTCAGAAGAAGGAGTTGGTTTTTGACATCAAGAATACTGCTGCCGTTTACGCAGATTCCATCTCCAGTTCGGTGGAGGATTCTCACTCCATCCATAATATCTATGATGTGGGCGAGGATGGTAATCGGGATAAATTAGCAAGGATTCTTGATTCAGCAGTAGAAGACTGCAACGAAATGCTTTTCAGATATACCAAGATGGAAATGCTTGGTGGCGGCTTTGATTCTAATGAGTGGGAAGAATGTATAGGTTCGCCTACAAACGAGGAAGAAGCCTACTACTTGGCGATGAGGATGCCACAAGGTTTCTCGAAGACAAGTGTGCATACCATGACGGTATATATTCATGATTACATTGTGAACCAATGCTTATATGAGTGGCTGATGATTGTTTATCCTGATGGTGCTGATAGGTTCTGGGCACTCGCTGAGGATAAGAAACAGAAGATTAAGGAAGCAAGCAATCGGTCGGCTGGTAGGGCAAGAATTGCTTTGCATCCATTTTAAGGTTTTTGATTAAGATAAAGCAATGGTAGCTATCCATCACGGACTGCTACCCTTTATTTTTTATAATGAAAAAGAAAATTATTATCTAAGTCTATTCTGTAATCTTTCTTGGAACTCAGCAGATAGACCGCTTATAGATTCGTTGGGGGCAAGTTTGCCAATAAGCGCAATCCTGAAATATTTGTACGGAGAACCTACAAGGCTTCTGAGAAATATATCAACAGAAGAACTAATGTAATACCAATTAACAAGGTCGTTACTCCCGAACAGAACCATTCCGCATTTCCATTCCCGAATGCTGCTGAAATATCCTCTTGTGATGCAATCGAACATAGTCTTATAGACCTCTTGCCCAAGCGTTAAAGGACGGCTGCAAAGAAAAAACGGAACGCTTTCCGTTGGCTCCTTCACGTACACATCAAGAATTTTTCCAGCCTTGTCTGTAGCGTATGACTCAGGATATATATTCACTCGCTTGTTGAAGACATTGTGCATGGTACCCCACATCTTACTCTTCAAAGAATAGACGTAAGCATAAGTGTAGTACGGATTGAAGACGATGATGCGGCTATCGTAATAGTCGTAAATCATATTAGCTTCTTCGAGATACTTGCGGAAACGGATATACTTCACGTCTGACTCAGGAATTTTACCTGTCGCAAGGAGTTTATTCGGATAGGTCTTATCCTTTGTTGAATGTGAATAAATGGATAGAAAATCGAAAGGATAATCATCCAATACGTCTGTAATACATACAGACTCTCTTCCCTGCTGCATCATGATACCTCTTTCGGTAGGATAGAGGACAGCATCATCTATCTGCAAGATGCCCTTCGGGTTGGAGCAAATATCTCTATTGGCTGGCTGTCGGGCAATATAGGTTCCTTCTTCTCCAAGCATCAATACCCATACTCCTTCATCTGTAAAAGCGTAGAGTGGAGCATCGCCAAACTGACCTTCGCTGATTGGTCGGGTGTTAGCTGCCAGTGCTGAGATAATAGATGAACCTACTTGTACGCTATTCTTTGCAGGGAAGATTAGAGGATTCTCAGCTTCGCTTACTTTTACAACAGAAGTATATGGAAGTGCATTTGTATTTGTTTTATAGTTTTCGTATTTGCTGACAATATTATTCCATTCCTCTTCTGATGATTTCTCCCATGGCAAAGCAAATTGCGGTACGTTTTCCTTTCCTTCTCCTGCTACGTAAAAAGAAAATGCTGTAGTTTCGGAAGAATGCAAGTTAACCGTAGATTTATAAAACAAAGAAGTTCCAGTCTTTTGGTAGAATGTGATTTCAGATACATTTAAGATTGGTACACATACAAAGTAATATAGTCTTGAACCTAAATTATCAACCTTGCACCAAAATTCTTTGTTTAGCGCTTTCACTCGAACTATTCCCTCTGTATTTAATTGTGCATCGTCTGGCAAGTTTGTTTTAGGAGTGATGTTACTTACCAAATCAACATTATATCCTTCTTTTACGTTCCCCACATGAAGTCTATTATTGAATGTAATCGCACATTTACCTCCTAAATCTGAACGATATAGGTTAGCCAAAGGTAATGACTCTTCTGTTCCCTCAACTCTTTTGAGTTGTAGTTCTTTGCCAAATTCATCTTTACTGATAAATAGTGAATGATAGAATGATAGGGAATCTATGGCATTGGCTGCTTCCTTTCCTGACATCATTGTGAAAAACATATCACCTTGGTCTCTATCATTTAATTCTGGTACAACGTATTTGGCTGCTGCTGATTCTAAATTAACGAAAGATTCGGCTTTGCTTAAAAAAATATCGATGCCTTGTATAAGATTTGATATTTTATCAAGGTTATCTATGTTTGCGCTAATAGTCCAAGATGCTATTGCTGGTCCAATCGACGAAAATCTCTTGTTATAAGGGTCAACAAAAACAGAAGCTAAAGTTTCATTACGAAAGTCAAGTTTAAAAATATTGGAAATGCTGTAGTATGTACCATCGTATAATCTGATAGCTGCTACTCCAAACACAAAATACTTTTGCCATTGTTTTCCTTTGTTGGACAAAGTCTTGTTAATTTTAGCGTCAAACATGTTGAAAACCTTCGAGACTTGGTTTACGTTCATTCCAGTTATCTTTCTACCAGAAGAACTGCTTTCATAAGTAACATAGTCCCAAAATTCATCACCTAGCGAGATTTCTGCTGTACCACCATGATTATCAATATCATTAAAATCGATTTTGATTTCATAGTTAAAGTTATCTCTATCAAATAGCTGATAATTATCGCCAATCCAATATAAGTATTTGATAGATATTTCTCCAACAAAATTAACTATATTGCCTACTGCTGTAACTGCATTGGCGTGGAATCCGTTTAAGTCGATGGTGTTCTTGGTTCCGTCACCACCTTTCTCCATCCAGTACCAAGTATCATCTGATTTACGGATGATGTAGTGAGAGTGAATCGCTTCATCGTGTGTTACCTTATGTACCAGTTCGATGGTGTCGTCTGCATCAAGCGTGATATTTTGCTCAGCTACCACAGGCTGGTGGATAGGGTGGAGTGCCCCATCCTCGTTGATGAGGTTGAGGCAGGTTGCCAACTCCCCATCCTGACAATCATAGTCGGATGGAGAGTTGGCGAGTCCTTTGAGAATTACTTCTTGTCTCGTTGCCATGTGCTTGAATTTAAGTTTGGTCGAATGATTTCGTAGTATGGCTCGCCTTTGCCTGACTTACGTGGAATACAGGTCAGGCGAACCATTCTGTTGAGCGGAAGATTGTACTCGTCAAGGATGGCGGTGACGGAAGGAAGGTCACTTCTGAATCCCACCTTCTTATGATTCTGATTGAATTGAAGCTGAGTGAAGGCGGTGTTTGCCTTGCAAAGTTCTTCCCAGTCCTCACGCATACAGAATCCGTATGTTCCTCTGTCTGATAACTTGAACACGAAGACGGAATGATCTGTACGTTCCTTCTGCATGATATGATCGTAGATACCCTTGGAGAGTGTGACAGAGTTCGCTCTTCCGTCCAGTATCACAAAATTGTTGCGATGTCTGAAACCATTGACTTTATCTATTATATATTTGAATTTCATTGCACAAATATAATAAGTAAATTGATGATATATGTATTATCTATTAACTTTATCTCCGATACTACTTATTTGCAAGTTCCTTCGCTTCTTCAAGTGATACAGGCTTTCCGCTAAGAGGAATACGGAAGTCGAACTTGGAACGGAAGTAGTAGTAGCCTACGAAATCGAAGCTCTGCTTCATTCTCTCATCTGTGGTGATGTGCTTCTTGTAAGCCTTCACTTCCTTCTCAGAGCGATAGATGGTAGAGTTGACGAAGTAAGAACTGGTTCCCTTGTTTGCGATTACTGCAATAAAGAACTGCTTGCCAAGGAATTTCTCCTTGATACGTTGGATAATTGAGATTTTCTTTGTATTCATACTGTAAATCTGATTAATTATTATGATGAGTGCAGATAGGCTGCACTATACTATTCCACAAGATACGATACAATCTTCTGTGTTGACACCTCGATAGTATTCACATCGCTGGCAAGCAAGGCTGCCAACCGTCAGGATTTCGTGAGTGTATCTGCCTTGTATGGCGAAAGGGCATGGAGTGGTGTACTCGAAGTGTCCTCCGACAAATTCGTTGACGTTGTATTTTGGATATTTCATTTGGTTTCGTCTGGTATGTAAATGTTTTGTTTTATATACATTTGTCTGTTGTATTTAAATGTTCTAGCACAACTTCTGCCACATGACTTTGGCTCAGGGCAGAATCCTCTGTAAACGCATTGAGGAACGCAAGCGGATGCAAGATAAGGCTCTATTTGAACCAACTCGTCAATTACCTTATACCATACCTCTCTTGTTTCCTTGGATGCCTTGTTGCATAGTCTTAGCTTTGAGATATTGATAATCTCCTGAGCGTTGAGAGATAGCTGCAAGTTGACCAAATCATCCTGCCGCATTTCGTGGCGAGGAATCTTGGAACCAGTAATGTCTGGTCGTGATGTAGAAACGAATGGCTGGGCATGGACGTGGCGAACAAAGTGATTGCTCACCCAGTATGGTATGCCATACATCTTAATATCGAACTCCAATTCTCTGAGCGGTGAATGCTCGCTGAGAATCATCTGTTTCTTGAACTCATCGCTTGGCTCATATCCTAACGATTTCTTGCCTTGCGTGAACCGAGCAGCATCAACGACACGTTGCCAGTCGGTTACTTTTGTAATTTCTATTTTCATAGGCTACTTCTTCATGTACTATTCTTCTTTAAGTTCTACATTATCACCAAGAACATCATTGATTTTCAAATGTTTCCTTGCTCATAATTACTTCTTTTTACGTTCTAACTTTCTTCTCTCTCTTCTAGTGAGAGGGATAGGAGTCTTGATTAAATCATCATTGAAGTGTTCGTTTGGATAGAAGATGTTGTTTTTTAAAGGCTCGTTGATTTCCATTTCTGCCTTTTTGCCAAGAGTACTAATCTTCTCTTTGAGAACTTTGTCTTGAATGTCACTAACTAGCAATTCAACGGCTTTTTTGTATAGTGTATTCATTTTTCACCTTCCTTTCTGTCGAACTTTGAGCCTTTATGTTTGAGATTCACTACATCGGGTTCAACATTGTTGATATACTCAAACAAAGGAACGTATGAATCATCTGAACGAAGGACTATAAAGCATCCCTTATACAAAGACACCTCGCCTTCAAGAAAAGGGAAATTGCTTAATATATCTCCTTCATAGATAGGAGTGCCCTCTTTTGTTTTCAGCCCTATGAACTGGCAGACGGAAGAAGGGTCAACTGGATATACAAACACACCTTTCTTCTCTTGTTGACCTATACAACACTCGAAGCCTCTGACGTTGTGATAGAGGTCTCCTTCTACCCACTCGCCATTGTCCAGGCGTTTGGCTTTAAAAAGTATTTTTCGTTCCATAACTATTTGATTTTATTCAACTTTTCGACTATCCATTTAACTCCTAGATATCCAGGAATAACCAATACCCAAAACATAATATCTTTAGGTGTTAGATTACATGCTAAAAGCAATAAATTATATGGCAATAGCAATATAGTAAATGCCATAAGCTTTCCTACTTTATTCATATCTGTTCATCTTTAAGTTCAACTGGTTCATCGCTCCAAGATAATTCTCTTCCGATGAGCTTCTTGATGGAGCCTTTGGGAAGATTTACGAAGCCAATTAATCCATTTACTTTCCAATAGGAACCATAATTAGGGTCTGTTCGTCTATATGGCTTATTAGCATATAGGCTCTCTGACCCATCATCATCAACTGCTAACCACGCCATACTTACTCCTCCAATTCTCTAAGTGTCTTATCTAAATTATTTCGAGCCATTTGACAAAATCTGACAGAAAGTAAATCGTCAGATAGTTGCCATTTGGCTTTTTTAATATACTCAATAGCTTTTTCTTTGCTCATTGCTTATTTTTTAATAATTTTACAAGATTCTCAAAGTTATAATAAGTATATTTAATACCATTGCTCATCATTATAATAGCTGCTTCATTTAAATGTTCAATAGAAGCAATTTGCTCAGTATTAATATATACAATGCCTTTTTGTTTATCAAGAATTTGTAATAACATATTCTTTATTTTTACCCTCTCCCTGCTGTCACCAAGGAGAGGAGGATTAGAATTAGCCAGCTCTGCTAAACAGATCATCATAGCGATTGCCCAATGCCTTTTTGTAGGCTGCCATAGCAAGAGATTGCTTTTTCCTTACTCATTACTTTTCCTCCTTTGCCTTTTTAAGATAAAATTCTCTCCAATCTTCAAAAGTCCAATCTCTTGTGTTATGAGTAAGATTGAAAACTTCCGTATCTTTCTCTAACTGGAATAACAGCCAAGCGTAATCTTCATATCGCTGTCTTAGCAATCTCTTGCGACACAATCTTACATGCTTGTATAACTTATAATCAGCGGTTGCAGCATCAAAGATTATTTTTCCTGCTATTGCTAACAGATAAGCGGATATAACACCTAATGCAATCCAACCTAATATTGTAATTACTAATTCCATATTCTCTTCTTTTTACTCTCCTTAGTAATTGATAATTTTCTGTGTTTTGCGAACCTTAGCGAAAAACTCACTGACTTCTTGTGAAGTTGCTTCTCTACAGCAGCCTTCCTTCATCCAGTTACCAATACCATTTGATTTCTGGATCATTCCATCAGAATCCTCACCAATTATCACACCATATCCATCAGCGTTAATAAAGCCATCATGGATAAACACTTTGCCATCACCATCAACTAAGATAGTACCTGCTTTATATTCACTTAATCTCATATTTCTTTCTTTTTACCCTCTCCCTGTTATCAAGGAGAGGGTGGTTAATTACTCAATACCATACGCCCCTGGCAGCTTCTTGATAATATCGCCACCATACGCATTCTGGGTTAATTCTACAAACTTACGAATAGAAGTTTTACCTTCGAGAGACAATCCTCTATCTGACACGAAGGATTCTCTGCCCATCCTGCAAGAACCTGTCAGAACATGATGATAAGTATACAAGTCTCCGTTGTCATACTTAACATCATACTCAGGGAACTTCTTCTTGAATGCTTCTATTCTCTCTTCTTCTGTACTATCATCGTATAGTTTCTCCTGAAGGGAAGTAAAAGCGTCTCGAAGAGTATTACCATGAGCATACTTATTGTTCTCCTTGACAATGAAACAAGGCTTTAATTGTAAGTCTGATTGCAGGATATAGCCTTTTGCTACATTTCCACGAATAGATATAAAGATAGTCTGTATATCATCTACAAGATATACCTTATCACCATTGAACACTTTAATGCCAGAGCCATCGCCATCGCCATCGCTAAAGCCATAGCCAGAGCCATCGCTAAAGCCATAGCCAGAGCCATCGCCATCGCCATCGCTAAAGCCAGAGCCATCGCCAGAGCCATTGCCATAGCCATCGCCATCGCCATCGCTAAAGCCATAGCAAAAGCCATTGCCATAGCCAGAGCCAGTGCCATTGCCATTGCCAGAGCCAGTGCCATAGCTATAGCCATAGCCAATATCAGTAGCTAAGAACTTTTTAATTTTATTCTCTAACGCTTCCATGTATAGACCTCCTCGATTGATTTAATAGCCTTGTCAGTGCAAGGAATAATCTCAATAGCGTCCAAGATAGTGATACTATCCACTGTTACCGTGAACTTGCAGCCGTTTGGATTTGAAGTTCCATCCTTTGCCAACTGAGACAATGATGCTGCACCACTCCAATACCAGATACGGCGAGCATTCTCTAGTGTTACCTCACTGCCGTTCTGAGCGACCAATGTTCCAAACTCAACTCCGCTTCTGTTGCCACGGATGATTACTTTCTTTCCAATATTACTTTCCATTTTTATTATTTAATTGATTAATTATTACTTACTTTATGCCCGAAGGCGGTTAAACACAACTCTGAAATGCACCGTAAATCATTACGATAATAAAACCTATTACTGCTACAGATAAGTTCATCTGTTTTCTTTCCTCATCACTCATATCTCTACACTTTTAAGTCCATTGGCAAACCTAAGCCGAACAGCAAATGTTGAAGTTGATGACAATACATTATATTGCTTTTGTAGCAACATTTAGAATCTTTTGAAATGAAATCGAAATATTTGGAGGTTGAGCCCTCATAATGCTTGAGTGTATAGACATGACAAACATCAAAAAACACTCTATAAAGTGAATACTTTAAATAGGAATCTCCTCCATTTCTCTCCCATCCATTCTTCTTTAGAATCTTTGGAGTAAGAGGGACAGGGGCAATTTGATGCTCATACAAGTATATAAAAGCATCATTATCTTCGGCTGCTACGACCCTATATAAAACATTTCCACGTTTATCTTGTGAAACATCTTTGACTTTCCAAATTATATTTGGATTTTTATCAGCTTTCACTAAGTCCAAAGGAATATACTTTACTTCTTTCATGTCACTTATCTCCTTTCTTTTTAGGAACATACTCATCTAACTCATCGTCAAACTCATAGCAGTCTGGGCAGTAGTGCTTATCACCTATCTCTTTCCATTCTGATTCAAGTGCATAGGATATTGTAAGCTTCTTGTCATTCCAGGCAAAACACCCGTTTACTATAAAAGTTTTTCCACATCTGTCACATATTACAGAATACGTAGTAACTTGCTTAATCATGATCACCTCCTTCTTTTGTCAGCAAATCTTCAATGTAAAACCACTTTTTGATATGATGAGTTTTTACAATACCCTTCCAAATGCACTCATAGTCACCTTCCCATTCTGAATTATCCATAAGCTCATTCATATCTAGGATAGTTGGCAAGGCTTGGTTATTTCCCCTGATAAGGACTACTTGGCTATAGTCGTTTCTAGGAACTTCGTCAAAGCCATGCCATAGGTTGCCTAAGAACCAGTTAATGCCTTTATGGAAGCTCATTTCAGCCGTCACCTTGGTTACTGGAGACATATCTTCGGTACACGTCTCTTTTACGTATTTATCAGCAGCCTCTTCTATTTTCTTATCGTCTATCATAACTTACTTCTCCTTTAAACGTTCAATTAATTTATCTGCTGTTTTGATAGCAAAATTAACAACACTGTCATACGTAGGGATAGGACGTGACACAAGACCTGCTGCGACATCTTTTGCTATCTCATATCTTCTCTGCTCCCAATCTATTATGGCATCTGAGTTAGGAATATTTTCAAAGTCCCAATAGTAGTTAAGATTCACTCCCTCATGTTCTATACCTTTGCTATCTATATATGAGATTTCATCATATATATTTCTTATTGTAGAACATCTAAAATAAATTACATCTACAACTTCGCCTGTCTTTCTGATTTTTGCTTTACTCATCACTCACCTCCTTTCCACTCATCGGTTGTACCCAAGAGGTGCTTGGTCTCCTCGTTGTAAGGGATGCACTGCCCAAAGACATTACCTATACAGACGTAATTTTCAAACACCTTATCATAGAATCCAAATAATGTTGCAATCCAAGTTTCACCATCGCTACCTCTCACTAGCACCTTATCGAAAGGTTTAAACTCATATTTCTTAGGCAAGTCCTCGATGTTTTTGGTGTCTGGATTCCAACGCTTATTCTTCTTTTCCAAGGCTGAGAAGAGTTGCTGCTTCTCTGAGTCAGTGGCTAGACGAATATTACCATTATATATACAACCAGACATAGCAAAAGTTTCATCTTTATCTATGTTAAGAACTTTATTATATATATCCATATATACATAACTATGCAAGATACCTTTTTCTTCTATTTTAGCTATGAATATTTTATTTCCAACCAAATTGGAATACAATATATCCCCATCCTTGAACTCATGCTGCTTTTCGATTTCCAAAGTCTCTAGGTTGAGCTTGCCACCTAATTTTTCCTCAATACATTTGATAAAAGATTTCGCCTCCGTTTCTGATGCTAAAGTATGTAAATTGGTATCAAGAAAAGCATCTTCTACCAAATTAATTGTCTTTGCATAGAAACTAGTATAGTTGTCATTTGCCCATCTATCGAAGAGTATCTTTAAACCTCTGCTATTTACCAACACATCGCCCTTCTTCCAGGCGAACTTGTGCCAGTCACGCATTTGCTTGGATGGGAAAAGGCAGACTTCACCTGCCAGCGTGTACTGTCCAGTCTTAAAGAAAGACTTTTCTTCTGTTGAAGTAAATCCGTTGTGGATAGGGAAAACTCTTATACCACTACCCGATAAACGACTAAATACACAATTTCCAAAGATAGGAGACCACAATTTTGTACCTACTGGCTTATCCTTTAGAATAGCCGATATGTTAAGTTCTTTTTCCATGTTAATTTCTCATTATGTGACACTTAACAACCTTGTTTACTGCAAGAGGTTGTGAATTATTAAAACTCTGAATGAACTGACGTTCCATCTGCTCAGGAAAGATGGGTTTGGTCGGCTTTGGGATGGTGATGGTAGCCTGAATCTTGCTACCATCACTCAAAGTCATTAAGCATCTTCTTGTAATCTGTTCTATCCCAAACATATTCTGTCCTCCTAATATTTATATCCGTGTAGGTACGGACGGGTTTCGTTGTACTTCATTTTCAACCTGATATGTTCCATCAGGTTGATATTGTTTCTGTGGGCAATCGCAAAGATGTCTATTAGCATTTCCTGAAGATGTTTGGCGAGATACCAGTTTGGGGAATCGTTCAAGTCACAGACTCCCATCTTTTCGATGAGTCTGTATAGGTCTTCTACATTAAGCCTAAAGATAAATTTAGCCAATGCGTATTCATCTTTTATGTCATTATCTCCCATGAGTTCGATTTTTTCGCTATCCATGATACTACCCAAGAGTGAGAGAATACGAATAGCGATGTCGGCAAACTCAGACTCTACTGTGCCTTCCAATGTGTTTCGGTAGGCGGTCGGAATGTCCCTGCTCATTTCAATTTCGCTTTCGTAGTCTTCGATGGAGCCATGTCTATCTTTTCTGTCGGCTTGTAAAGCTTCGCTCATTTCTACTATGATGAACATCAGGTAGAATGTAGTATCAATACCAGTATCAGGGTAGAAACCCTTGCTCTTTGCAGACTCATAGGCTTGTTTAGATAAGACCTCCAAGTCTTCCTTTGTAATTATTCCTAACTTTTCTTCCATATTGATTTTGATTTATAAATTTCTATTTCAACCCACATAGCTTTGCTATGACTTGATAGTGAATGCCGTATCGTTGAGTGTCCTGCACCAGTCTATCTTGCCTTCTGCGTATAACTCGTTGAGGGCTTGCTGCGGCTGATGGACTCCTCGGTTGATGATTTCTGCGGCAAGAACATGATTTGGAACGATGTGCGCAGCCTTACGCTCTTCCTGAATCTCAGCGATGATGGCTAAGATTTGTTCTTTTTCTGTCTTCATTTGGTGGGGAAGGTAAAAATGATACGTGAGTTACTTGTTGCTGGAACATTAATTGCTCCCACTTTCCGTTCATGTCTTGCTGGTACCACAAACCATCGTGCATTGTCCCGATGATTGGGTTGCCTTTGTACCATAGTATCATGGTCTTGTGGGCAAAGAGGGCTTTGTGCGCTTTGCTGATGCGCTTGCCTATCTTGATATATCCGAAAATATCCATAAGCTAAAAGAGTGATAGCTGACCGCTCTTGTCGTGATAGTGATTCCCTGATGGAAATATCAGTTCCTCGAACATGGCAGTCAGGCAGTTGGTGACTATTGAGTTTCCTGCAAGTGCGTAGAGTTTGCTCTTACAGATAATGAGTTGACCAGACTTCTCCTTGCTCAGGAGTTTATCTATGTCAGCTTCATGCACTCCCATCAGGCGGAAACAATCTCTTGGAGTGTACTTCCTGATTTGTATGGAGTATTTCTTGCCGTTGGGAGCGGTGTGAATGATTTCTTTTTTCATGATGGTTACGAATGTTATTCTCTTTCCTCCTGTTATTATATCTCGCTTACGATTAATACTAAGTTGTCTGTGAAGAAACTTGTGATGGTATTACTGAGTCCGTCTGTACGTGGTGTTCTATGTTTCATCTTTGCGTGGAAGCTGCACTTATGAGTGTCGTATGCTTTGCGTAGCATCCTTCCATCGGCTGTTCGTTCCTTGTAGAGGATGGCTTTTCTCATATCTCTTTGACGATTAAGAATAGTGGGATGCAGTTACCTCCGTGACCCATAGCAGAATTGAGAGTAGGGGAGATTCCTTTGGTGGAATAGACTCTGGTCTGCTGCTCTATCCTGCCTTTGATTTGAAGGTTTGCTAACTTTATAATTTTGTCGCACATTCTTTTATTTTTAAGATAAATGTGTTATGTTCAAAGGATGCTATTGTTATGGTTGGTGATATTTTTGTTTCAAACAAACCACCTTTAAAACTTCCATGTTTATTTCTGTATATTATCATACTGGTTTGATGATTAAAACTCCACCTTTCAGATAATGAGCCGTGTCAATGAAGTTCATTACACTTGCCTTGCCTATACTGGCTGTAACTGCAACAGAGCATCCATCAGCCGTTTTCGGTATCGCTATCTTCTGGGTAGAGTTTTTGGATTGCTTCATTGATGTCTGCTTTGGAGAGATACTTTTCGAGGAGTTGTTGGGACATGAAATATTCGGGAGAAACATTGTCTTCTAACATATCCTCAACCGTAGTCTCTAACTTGATAGGAGAAGGGAAATGATACTCAGGGTTCGGCTCGTCTTCTGTTCTTAGGATAGAGATTACGAAGATACGTTCACGATTCTGTGGTATTCCATAGTCCTTAGAATTAAGAACCTTGTAAAATGACGTGTAGCCGAAAGAGTCGAGGTCTCTGAGATATTGGAAGAAGTACTTTCTCATTTTCTCGGATAGGAGACCTTTCACATTCTCAAGCATTACATATTTCGGTTTCTTGACTGTCAGCATCCTCTTCTCCTGAAAAATAAGGGATGAACGTGTGCCGCTCCCTTCCTCGCCACCTTGCCTGAGACCTGCATTTGAGAAGTCTTGGCATGGAGAAGACCAACTGATGAAGTCGAAGTCGGGAACCTCGTTCCAGTCAATTCTTGTCACGTCTCCGAAGTTAGGAATATCCCACCCATGCAGGAGCCTGTAGGCTTGAATGGCAGAAGGTTCTATCTCCGAATATCCTACTACCTTGAAGTCAAACTCAGGATGGTTCTCTTGAAGGTACTTGAAGGCGAGACTCTGGCTGCCATATCCAGCGAACGCCTCGAATACTCTGAGAGGATGCTGCTTGTTGTATTTGCTGATTGTTATCATTTTATTTATGTTTGTGGTTTCCACTCTATACCCAAACGCTCTAACGTACCATTATCACGATATATTTCCAACTGAGATTTACAGAAGCTCTTTGGATTCTTTTCAAGGATTTCTATCATGCCAAAGATGCGTTGTCGAAGGGCTTGGTTCTTTGCTTCGTCCGTATTCCGCTCCTGCTCCGCCTTTGTCTTGGCGATAAGTTGGCTTATCTCAGATGGTTTCTCGTTGATAACTGCTGGCGGTGGTGTTGCTCCGATAAGTTCGTCTTCCCATCCTCGCTGGTTGAGGAAAGTTTGGAAGTTCTTGCGATATTGCTTGTCGGGCTGGGAGAGTACATAGAGAGGAATATACTCTATAGCTGCCTTGCGGTCTATCTGGCTCATGGAGTTCCACTTCTTTTCGAGTTTTTCTTTGCAGCCTACCTTCTTGTCGTACAAGTCCCATGCTCGCTCAAAGGTGTATTCGTCTTTGACTTCCTTGGGAGGAGCGGTAACTTTGTAGCCTTTAGCTTCAAGAAGTTGGATGGCTTGTCTGATTTCTTCTGTCATAGTTCACCATTTAGATAATTGTCGATAGCTTCCATAAATTCATCTATAGAACGGATGATGATGTACTTTCCTCCGTGCCGCTCCGCTTCACACTGAAACACCTTCTGTTCTGGCTCTTGTCTGCCTTTCGGTGTCTTGTTTTCAATGCAGAGGAATCCATACTGAGAGGTGCGCTTCAGGAGCAGCATATCTGATACTCCTGCCTTCATGCCTTCTTCTTTAAGCCATGCGGCTTGTTGGGAGGTTCGCTTGCCGCCATTCGGAACGGCAAAGAAGACACCTTCAAGGTCAGGATATACCCCACGGATATACCTGACCTCTGCGGCTTGCAAGTTGTGCTCATCGTAGGATGAACGCTTGCGTATCTTTTTGTCTTCTTGCTCTAACTTTGCCTTGATTTCAGCGTATGATGTCATTACCAGTCTTTATTGAAAAGGTCGTTAAGAGATTCTTCGCCCATGATGCGGATAGCTTCGAAGGTTATGCCCTTTGAAGAAAAGAAAACATTAGCGTCGTTAAGGTACGAAGTAGCTTTAGGCATGTATTCTCTTGTCTCGTAACAAATACACCAGTTAACAGTTTTGCCATTGAACTTAGGTTTCCATCCCTTGTTGAGATACTTGGCGATGTTCTGCAACTTATTGAAAGCGACCATACGTTTACACTGAGCTTCGGATGCACAGTTGTTTATGTCGTTGTAGCTATTTTCATTTGTTATCGCATATGAGATACGGGTACTACCAACCCAATATGCAGTCTTTCCATAGTAGAGTTCTTTGAGAACATCATCATAAGTGATAGGCTTGTCTTCCTTATCATCAGGAGTTTCTGCCTCTCCTTCAATCTTCTTACGAACCATCAACCTACCATCCTCATCAAAGAAGAAAATATAACCATCAGGGGTAGGAAACTCGGTGGCTGTTCCGTCATTTTTGACGATACCAGAAAACTCTACATGGTTGCCAACCTTTTTGATTCCTGTGTGTGGTTCATCATTTGGGTGGTCATTCTCTGCCACCTTATCCATCAAGACACTGGCAATCATTTCCGTACCCTTGCCAAGCAGTGCTCCGAAAAGCATTGATGCAAATGGTGAAAACTCTGTTTTGTTGTTGCGCTGACGATTATGTCTGTTGTTGCGCTTGTTGTTTCTACGTGTCATATTAACTGTAATTTTGTAAAATGTTATTAAAATCGTCTTCTGATACACCATTAGCCAAAAGGATGGTAAGAATGGTGTCTAAGACCTTTGAATATACATCGTTAAAGGCTGACTCATCCATCTTGGCGAAGGAGATAGACTTGGCTCTCTCCAAGAACTTCTGTCCGTTCAGGTCGTAGAGCGGTTCGCTGAATCCTGATGTTATCAGAAGCTGCTCACGAAATGTATCTACCGAGCGGAGGTTGGTGCGCTGCTGCTCTGTAAGACAATCCCATGCCGCTCTGATAAGGGAGAAGAACTTGCGATGAAACTTGATGTTCCTTGGTCGAACTATGTTTGCCTTGACGATGAAACCAACCTTTATCTTTTTCATTTCCTCGTAATCATCATCCGAGTATGGGCGAAGACCAGTGGTTGTTCGTACAAGATGGATTTCCATACCTTATTTATTAACGTTGAGGGAATGGGATATTTCCTTGCTGACCTCTTGAATATTGAACACCCTGCTGAGTAGCTTGACCGCTCGCATTAACCTGTGGGGGAAATTGCTGCTGAGGTGGTGCGTAATATCCACCCTGCTGCTGAGGGCTCTGAGCAACCTGACCTTGCGGTTGAGCGTTTGGTCGGTCAACCTTCCAACAGTCCAACTGATTGAACCAGCGTCCTTCCTTAGACTGACGTGCTTTCAGTCCGATGTGAGCGGTGATGATTTCGCCTAACTGGATATTGAACTGCTGCAACTTGTCAGAGCCGTACACTTGGATAACGGCTCTTGAAGGGTATTGCTCGTTCAACTCTTCGATGGTATATTCACACGAACTCCATTGGGTTCCGTTTTGGGAAGTTCCCGTCTGAACTTGCCCTGCTGCAATAATCTTGCCTGTAAACTTTACGTTCATATTTAATTAATTAAGTTTGATTCTTAACGATGGCTTGGTAGCCGTTTCCTTTAGATAGTACTCATAGTGTTCAGGCTCCGTGTCCTTGAACAGCTTCGTGTCGAAGACCTTCTTGGTGGTTGCTGCCACATAAGAGTAAGAGCCGATATTAGTCTTAATGGATTTCTGCTTGTTGTCCTCCATCATCTTCATTATCTTTTCCTTCAAGTCGTCCTGCACAATCTTCATTGCATCAATACGAGCGGTTATCAGGCGATACTCCTGCTCCAGTGCTGAGAACTGTTCAGGTACTTCTACCTTATACTGATAGTCTGCATCGTCTGTGAGATAAGCGTTGATTAACTCGTCTATCTGCTCATCTGATACTCTTGGTAGCGGCTGGAACTTGCTCTGACCATTCTTAAACCACATGCAAACAATCTCCTTCACTTTCAGGTCAGGATTTTGCTCCTCGAACCATTTGGCATAGATGGATAACTGGAGAGATACATTGTCGTAATGGAGAGTGGCGGTGGTCTTGTAGTCAACGAGATAGATATTACCTTCATCGTCCGCAAAGATACCATCAATAGCGGATGCGAAGTTCTCTCCATCGGTAACGAGATATTCGGATGCTACATAGTGCAATCCGTATGAGACTAACATGGAGTGGAAGGCTTGAAGCTCTTCTGTAGGGTTAGGGTACTTCTTGATGTCTGCATCGAAGATGGAGCAGAAGGTTTCAAAGGTGTTGTGGATGAGACCTCCACGCTCTGCTGCATTCATCAGTACGGATTCTGGAATGTTCTTGTAGGTGTCAGGGAAGGCTTTCTTGATGAGCGTTCCTGTTACACCTTTCAGTTCTTTCTTGCCAAGGAAGTACTGATGAGATTCTTCAATAAATGTAACCTTCGGTTCATTTAACGTGATTTTCTTTACTTCTGTCATTATTGTATTCCTAATTGTTTCTTCTTAGCCGATACTGCTTGCATGAACTGAGGATTGGCGGTAAGCGGTTTGTAATTTTGGACTACCCATATCAGGTTGTCCTTATTAACACATCTACTCAGATACTCCATGCCTTCATTCAGGTCGTTTGGGTGATACTGGGGTGTTGCTTGCTGCTGGGCAGGTTGAGCGGCTTGTGCTTGTGGGCTTGCTTGCTGCTGCGCTGCCTGATGCTGACCATCGTTGGTCGTATCGGAATCTGCATTATCATCAATAGCCAAGAGTCCGTTGAGCGCATATTTTCGGGCATAGGATGATGAAGCTCCAGTAATCTGACTACCGTCCATACCCTTCTTGGTTTCCTCTTCTCTTGCCCATCCAGTAGATGTCTCGTACTCGCCCTTCTCATTCTTGATAGTAGCGGTAGCCTTCACGTAGATGCGGCTGCCAACCATTACAATATCATCTGTAATGATGAGGGTACATTTCTGCTTTGCTAGCAATGGCTTGACGGATTCAAGAATGTCCTCTGCCTTGCGATACTTGTAGCCACCGAACTTATTGTATTGTGTCTTCGGGGCTTTAAGTTCCGACTGGATTGTAATTAATTCTTTCATATCTAATTATGTATTAAGTTTATCAACCATGCCTCCACTCCCAATACTTACAGGAGTAATCTGTCCTTGGGTCTGCCTTTGGATCCTTGCATGAGCCATACAGCATGCAATCATGGCATCCCCTAGGTCTGAATGTTACCATAATCGTATTTTTTTAGAAATTAAAAAAAGCCCGACTATTCTCACGAACCATCGGGATAAGTTATCAACTTTAAAAATATGGTTTAAAAATGCAATCTATAATGTAGTTATGTACTTTCCATTGAAAATGGCGGTGGTGTCCGAGGCACTTAGTTCCACTTCACCACCGCCCCTAGTGAGCCGAGCCACGCTTTCGCCTAAGGACATCAACTAGGTTCCACTCTGCATTTATGGAGGCTTGTGACTCCCAGCACTCGTCTCGCACATATCTATTATGAGTATTTTTGAAATTAGCGAATATCATGCTGGCTGCATTAGAACCGAATTGTAGTTGTGCGCTCCTACCTTTCTGCTACATTATCTTTAATGGTCACGGCATAAGGTCTGCATCCTCACAAGTGAACTCCAAGACGTTCCCATATCCACCTATAGTGTAGGTAATAGCCTTGCCACATCCTCGTCTAATCGTATGTTGTGGTTGCATACGCTGCTTTTGGCTGCGAGTACCTCTTTAGGAAGGTTTATCCTATCCGATACGAAGCCTTGGAATCAGGCTATTGGGACGCAAGGTGGGACTCGAACCCACGACCTCGAAGGATGGGGAACCTTCTATTCTACCAACTGAACTACTTGCGTCAATAACAACTATTACAAAACATTCCTGGCTGGTGGTGAGTGGAAGTAGTGAACTCCAAAAAACCTCCACTATAACAAACAATATCAACAACGCTAATTATATTTTTTTATCTATTATGAACTTTATTTGAGGTTCACTCACCATATCTTATTTGCCCCATTCCTTGAATGAGCGGTAAATCTCATTTATCGTTACGCAAAAAACGAAAATTGACAATAATAACATGACTGTTTGGAACATATTCTATATTTTTAATGGGTTGCACAATAGGCTGCTGCCTCTGATTCTATCTCTGCCATACTCTTCGAGCGGTTCTGCATCATCCAGTCTTCCAACTCGCTCTTCTTGAAGTAGAGTCGGTTGACATTCGGCTTGTAGCAGGGTAGGATGTGGTTCCTGACGTTCATCCTGACTCCTTCTACGGTCATGCCGAGTATAAATGCAGCTTCCTTGATGTTGAGCACAGACTTGGCTGCTATCATCGAATACTGCTCGATGCGGTCTAACTGTTCTTTTATCTCTGAGTCTATCATATCAGTTGAATTTGAGGGTTTGCTGACTGGCACCAGCTGGCTCTGGTCCACCAGTGTCCTTATCTCTGGGTGTGCATTCCTGCTCTATTAAGGGGAGAATGCCCTTCGATTTGAGTGCATCATAAAGGAAGATTCTTCCCTTTGTGGTCCACTCGGTGTTGTACTTCACATCATGTCTTCCGTCTGAACGGATGATGTCAACTGCCCTGCTATGAACGTAGCCGCCAGTAAGGAACTGTCCGTACAATATCCACTGACCTCGAACCTTATGCTGAATCTTCATAGATTCCAGTTCCTTGTTCATCTTGATGGCACTCATTCCGTAGTCCTGCGCTATCTGGGTGATGGTCATGGTGGCATTGCTTTGCAGGATTTGGTCATAGTAGCTTACCTTAGGCAGCATTTCGGTAATCTTGTTCCCAAGTTCCATGTTCACCTTGCTGATAGTGAGGATGGTTGCTTGCTGCTGCTTGTTCTCCAAGGCTAGCTGCTCACGCTCTTCTTCTGCCTTGACCAGAGATTTGAGAGCTTCGAGATAGTTCTGTGGGAGGGATTGCTTTTGATGTTGCTCCTCCAGTTCCTTCCATCGTTTAATCAACTTGGCTCTCGCTTCATCGTTGAACTTGGTGGCGATGTAGAGACACTCTTCCTTGTTGAGGGAGTAGCAAGGTCTTGGTTTCCCTTGCTCGTCTTGATATTCAGCCAACGCAAACTTGCGTTCGCTAACTTTTTCCCAAGCTGGCTCCATGTTTCTGATGGCTCTCATTACATCAGTATGTCTTCTGCCAGTAATCTCTGCAATCTGTAGTGATGTCATTCTGTCACCATCTACAATAGTTGAAATTTCATTCATAGGAATCCTCCTTCTTGATTTATTAGTAAAACACGACCTTTTCGGTCTCAACTCCTCCGAAGTCATTCAAAGCATCTTGCCTGATGTCCTCAGACTGCTTGCTCTGACTCCTAAATGCAAGAGCGTTGAAGATTGTCTCTCTGCAACAACCATATCGCTCAGCAAGTTTTTTTCGTCCTTCAAGCGGAACTTTGATAATTTTTATCTTTTTTACTTGCATAACTTAATTTTTTGTTGTATTTTTGCTTTTAATAATTAAGCACTTATTGATTACGAGTGCAAAGGTATATAATATCTTGCAAAAATGCAAGACTTTTGTTGAAAAAGTTGCGCAGATTTGCAATATTTAATTATGGTATAAAAATGTAAATTGTATGGAAGTATCTGTAATTGAACACATTAACGTTGTTTTAAAGCATTTTTGTAAAACCCCAAATGGTCTTGCAAATATGCTTGGAATGATTCCGAGTACGGTTAATAGACAATTAAAAGGAGACCAAGCTTTGTCGTCTAAGGTGATAGAGGGAGTCCTTTCTGTCTTTCCTGACGTTTCTGCCGAATGGTTGTTGCGTGGAAAAGGTGAAATGCTTATTAGTGATCAACCAACTCTTGCAAAAATGCAAGATACTAAAGGAAGAGAGCCTGATGTAGTAGAACATGATTCTATCTGGAAGGCGAAGTACGAAGAGTTAGAAAAACGATATGACCAGCTATTGTCTATCTTGGGCGGTGGCATGAGTAAAGCAAATGTAGGATAATTAAAATGTGGTAGGTATGTGGGATATACTTTTATCTATTATTGGTGGGATTTTTGCTGTTGTTTTTGGAATAATGGCTCTCCTTGGTTGTTGGTGGCTAATATTTGCTTTCATTTGGGCAACTCTTTTGACAATAGAAAAGAAATCTATGACGGAGTTTGTTCCATCAGGTAAGAAGACGATAATGTTTGTAGCATTCGTTTTCTTTGGTATTCCTTTCGGTATTGTGTTAACATTGTTGTATCAATGGTTTCGTTAAATAGTTATTTTTGTATGGTAAATTGTAAAAGACAAAATTCATTATTTGATTATACACTATTGTTTGTGTTATTTTTTATTCTTAGTAGTTTTTCTATATTTATTTCTTGTGGAAACAAAAACGAGAAAGAAAAGGATATGCGTAAAAAGGAGATAGCAGATTCTGTTAAGCAAGCAAGAGAGGATGCTGAGGCTATGAAACCTAGCAATCGTGTCGGAAAGTACGTTTACTTGGATTGCTTGAAAGTTCTACATGTTAAACTTCGTTGTTCGCATATTAATGATGGTGGAAGTTTGGATGGTACAACTATAGATGAAGATGGAGACGAAGTTGATGTTACTAAAAATATCAAGAACGGCTCTGGGGTTAAACGTATTCCTACTTTAATTCTAGATAAGAGATTGTTAGAAAATTGTTGTCGTTATTGTATAGACGATGCTGTTTATAATTATCTTGTTGGTTATGAAACTGTTGTTGATTACGAATAAGTTGATGTAAAAAGTAAGACGATGAAGAAATTTTTATTATTACTTTTCGCCATCATCCTGATGGCATCATGCAGCAGTTCTTCAAAGAAGTCTGTTGATGTAGAACCTGAGAAGAAGGAGTCTGTCGTAAAGTCTGCTGGCTATAGTGATAATGTGTATATCTGTACTGGCAGTTCATCCAAGCGTTACCATTGCGACCCTGATTGCAAGGGTCTTTCACGTTGCTCAGGAGAGATAGAGGAGATAAGCGAAGAGGAAGCTGAGGATATGGGCAGAACTCCTTGCAAGATATGTTATTAACTAAAAAAATAAAGAATATGCCAAAAGAAGTTGTTTATGTATTTGTAGCATTCATAGCGATTGCTGCTATTTATTTTATGTATAACTCTTTGAGGGTTAATAGAAAAGAAGGTGAAACTTCGAGTGTTAAGGATGATAGCAAGAAGGTTGCCAAGATGGTGTTTAGATATGTTTCCATTGTGATTACCTTTGTTGTCTGTATGGTTGTGTTGGTTGCTGTTGAATCCCAGTTCGTAGAGCCTAATAAAGGCTTTATCTGTGGTGATTTTGTTGTGTCTGCCATCGCTGCTAACTTTGTTGGTAGCTTTCTGAAAAAGAAACTCGGTTTATAATGGCTGGGATAACTAACGAGCAGAAGCTGTATGTGCTGCTGGATAATATTCGAGATAAGTCAGAGTATGAGCAGGAGATATGGGGTATTATTTACGACCACGTATCTCCTGATGATGCTTGGAAGACGAGTGTTG